GATTTTTTGTGTTTTTAGACTATTTTTTTGGTTCAAATATTTAGTATGAGTCTGATTTTTATTTTTTCTATATTTATAATCTTTATATTTTTAAATCTTTATTTACTTACCGCAGTTATTGAGGTTTCAATCCCTGACACCACATCATTTAAAAAATGGTTGAGAAAATATGTTGTAAGTTCTGAGTCAGAAGATCCAAAAAACGGAGGAAACGTTTATTAATATGAATGATGAAGTAGAGGTTTTAGTTGATTTATTAACTGAAGTGTTGGGAAAACCTCACCAGCATTACCAGACAAAAGGTCAGATATCTTTTGATTGTCCTGTATGTGCGGCTGAGAAGGGTTTAGAAAAAGGTGATGGGAAAGGTAATTTTGAGATAAATTACGGTCGGCATGTTTATAAGTGTTGGGCTTGTGGTGAAACACACGGAACTCACGGTCCGTTGGGGAAACTCTTTGATGTTTATGGGACAAAGAAACAAAAGAAACTATATGAGTTAATTAAACCTGAAGAATTAAAGAAAGAAGAGGTTTATAGACCTAAGTTAAGATTACCTGAAGGTTTCACAAAGTTTGAGGATTCCAACCCAAGATTTATACCCCATATTGAGGCTTATAATTATTTAAAGTCTAGAGGTATTACTGATGATATGATTAAAAAGTATGACATTGGTTATACTGTAAGTGGTGACTTTGCATATAGAATAATAGTTCCATCTTATGATATGGAAAACCAGTTAAATTATTTTGTTGCTAGATCTTGGGTGAAGAAAAAAATGAAATATAAAAACCCATCAGTTCCAAAAGATGAAATTATATTTAATGAAGGTAAAATAAAATGGGGTGAAGATTTATATTTAGTTGAAGGTGTGTTTGATAGTTTTTTTCTTGATAATCCACTTGTGATGTTGGGGAAGAAAATGAGTAAATTATTATTTGAGACATTATATAATAGATGTGAAGGTAATATTATTATTTGTGTTGATGGTGATGCTTGGACTGATGGGTTGAAATTATATCACGAACTTAATGGTGGTAGATTATATAATAAAATAAAAATTGTCAAACTTCCAAATGATAAGGATGTTTGCGATTTGAGGGGAAAAATTGACGAGTATTATTATGAAATTAGATAAGATTGCGGAGGAAATACGACTTGTAATTGCTAGAAGACAAAAAGAATTAGAATTAACTTTCCAGGAAGATGAACACATATATAGTATGATTGGGAGAACTGATTTCCCATCTGTATCTAAAATAATCAAAAAGTTTTATAAAGAGTTTCCTGCAGAAGAAATATCGTATAATAAGGCGAATGGTGACCCGGAAATTCAGGCTAAGTTATTAAAGGAATGGGCGGACGCAGGTGCTAAATCTACAAATATGGGAAGTAGAGTCCATTATTATTTAGAAAAGGAACTTATTGGTAGATACGGAAATTACAAAGATGTGAGACAACCGATATTTGAGTGTGATTTGGTGCAAACTATGAAGGGAGATGCTATGATATCTGCAGGTAAGAAGTATTTGGATTTGTTACACGAGAGAAACTGTGTTTTGTTGGATACAGAAATGGTTTTAGGACATCCAATATTGGGGTTTACGGGACAACCCGACAAAATTTGGTTGGTTGAAAATAGAGATAAGACAGATTATGGGTTATTAATTACGGACTGGAAAACCAACCAACCGAAAAACTTTAAAGAAACACAGTGGACTGAAAAAATGTATAAACCATTTGATAAGTATCCAAGTACGGCTTTAGGTCATTACTATCTTCAATTACCTTTATATGGTAAATTATTATTAAAGATGTTAGAAGGTTCTAAATTTGAAGGACTAAAATTATATGGATGTATTGTTACTTTATTGAAAGATGATGGAAACTTTGAGGAGTTTCGTGTCCCAAAGGAGATTATTGATATTATTTTGGATTTAGATATTAAGGAATATTTGAAATAATGATTTATTTTTTTTATTGTTGGTAAAAATTACTTTATGAGTAAGATAGAGAGATTGAGGGAGAAATATCCGATTACTGAGAGAACGTTTAATAAATTTAAAGATTCAGACACAACGACTACCAAGAAGTATTTGGAGTATATGGTCAAAATGTGGTCTCAAAGCAGTGGACAAATCGGGAATACAAATAAACTTATTCAGGAAGTATTAAGATTTGATTCTTTATTACCTTACATACCTTTGAAGGATATTTACCATTACGAATATAGTGAGTTTGATTTTCTAATTGCTATGAATGATAAGGCTGAAGAGGTCAAAGAGGAAAAAACATTTATTAGAGAAGACCATTGTGATGTTATATTTGAGGATGAAACTCATTTACTTGTTCGTCCAAAAACTTTTAGAGGTTCGTTAAAGTATGGTGCGAATACAAAGTGGTGCACCGCGTCTAAAAACAATCCACAAACTTATGAAAGATATAGTAAGAATGGGTTGTTATTTTATCTTATAAATAAAGAAAATACAGAAGATTCAAGATTTTCTAAAGTTGCTTTCTATATGGATAAAGCGGTTGATCCACTTGCGGGTGAAATATTATTTTATGATAGTAAAGACAACCAAGTGGGGACTTCACATATATTAAAGTCAAATTGGGGTGAATTAGATTTCATGAAATATACATTTTATTTCAGACAAGTTGCTCTTACGCACTTTGCGTTGTTAAAATCGAAAGAATATTTATTAGAAGTTTCAAAAAATTTAGCAAAAATAGATTTTGATATATTAAAAATACATATTCAAAACTTGAAGAAGTCAAAGGATATTGATGAATACATGGATGTATTCCAAGAAAATTTGGAATCGTTTAATAATAAAATTAAAAAAATGACATATGGAGATTGAAAAACCTAAAATTAACCTACCAGACCAACCCACAATAAAATGTGAGAATTGTGATAGTATATACTTCAGAGAGGTTATATACATAAAAAAAGTGTCAAAGATATTGACAGGTACTGGTGAAGATACAATCGTTCCATTCCCAATTTATAAATGTGATAATTGCGGACATGTGAATAAAGATTTTAATCCTTTTGAAGAAAAAGAAAAAACAATAATTAATGATTAAAAGAATTGTCCATTTTTCAGATTTACATATCAGGTTATTTAAAGACCATGAATTATATAGAAAAATTCTAAACCAAGCGTTAAGTGAATGGAGAACTTTAAATCCTGATAGAATTGTATTCACAGGTGATTTAGTTCATAGTAAAAATCAAATGACACCTGAATTAGTTGAGTTTATTGCTTGGCTTTTAACTGAATGTGCTAGTATCACAAAAACTATCGTGATTATTGGTAATCACGACTTCTTGGAGAGTAATAATTCAAGATTAGACGCACTAACACCTGTGATAGATTCAATTAAGAATGACAATATCGTCTATTATAAAAATAGAGGTGTATATGAAGACGATAATATAAACTGGTGTGTATATTCACTTATGGACCATAACATCCCACCTGATATACCTAACAATAATAAATTGAACATTGGGTTATTTCACGGACCTGTACAAGGACTCAAAACTGATGTTGGATATAAATTTGAGGACGGGTTTGAAGTCAATAAGTTTAAAGGATGTGATATTGTTTTTTGCGGGGATATACACAAGAGACAAGTATTTGATATACCCAACGGGAAGAAAGCATACATGATAGGTTCAACGATCCAGCAGAACTATGGGGAAAGTCTGAATAATCATGGTTATGGTGTTTATGAAGTTGAGAAGGATGAATACACCTTTGTTGATTTACCAAATCCAAAACCATTCTTAAAGTTTAAGATAGAATCTTTTGAAGATTTGGTTAATGGAACTGAAAAACTTTTAAATTATTAATGTCTGTAAAGATAGAATTATCAAAAGGAGAATATAAGGATTTAATTGACTATTGCCAATTAAATAAAATCGATATTGATATTCTATCTAAAAAATGTTTTTCGGAAGGTTTTAGAATTGAAAAATATGGTCTCTTAAATAGTAATAGTAAGGTAGTTGAAAAAGAAATCATAGTTGAGAAACCAATTGAAATAATTAGAGAGGTTCCTGTTGAGGTAATTAAAGAGATTATTGTTGAAAAACCTATTGAAGTAATAAAAGAAATTCCTGTCGAAATAGTTAAAGAGGTTATTATCGAAAAACCAGTTGAAGTTATTAAAGAAGTCCAACTACCACCGGTTGAGGTTGAAGTGATAAAATACGTTGATAGAGAAATAATTAAGGAAGTTATTATTGAAAAACCTGTCGCAAATTTTGACAACATTTGTGACAACACATACATAGAAGAATTAGAAACTAAAATAAAAATTCTTGAATCCAAACCTACCGAAGTAAAAGAAATTATAACTGAAGTAATTAAAGAGGTTCCAGTTGAAGTGGTTAAAGAGGTGATTAAAGAGGTTCCAGTTGAAGTGGTTAAAGAGATTATCATAGAGAAAGAAGATTCTAATATGAAAACAAAGATGGAATCTTTACAACAGACTCTAATGAAATTAAGAGAAGAGAATATGAAAAAGGACCAAGAAATTGAAGAAAATAAAAAACTTATAAGTGACTTAAAAAGATTGACTGAAGAAAAAAAAGCGGTATTTTTGAGAGGGTCAGATTTAAATAAACTTTATTAATAAAAAAAAATGACAGAAATAATTGTATGGGTTTTGATGAGTTATGGACTCATGAATATTATGGTATTCGGAAGTATTTTCCAAAATCTTAGGGATTCAATCAATAAATGGGGTGAGAATGACAATGCACCGTTTCAGGAACTTGGAAAATTCATTAGTGGTATATTAAGATGTCCGATGTGTTTTAGTACATGGTCTGGATTTTTTTTAGGGTTTTTCTTTTTTTCACCTACATGGGAATTTTTAGATATAGACGCGATTTTCTCTTGGTTCTTTGATGGAATATTTTCATCAGGTGCAGTTTGGATGATAAATTCAATAGTTGAATGGTTTGAAGAAAATAGACCGGCAAAAAATTGATTTTTTATGAATAACTACATATTTATTACGGATGCGAAAACTACTGCTAATATATGAAAAAAACTAACCCCTCCCATTAGAGGGGTTTTTTTTGCTATAAACCTAAATAATTATAAAATCTTTATGAAAAACACAAAAATTTATCATGAACTAGTGCAAAAGATGAGAGAATTTTTCCTCTCCAAAAATTTTATTGAAGTCCCTGCTCAGAGCAGATTATCCATTCTTGCTGCGTGTGAGAATCCACATTCAGTTAAAACATTTGAATATGGTGGTGAGATATGGCCATTACCTCAGACAGGTCAAATGTGGTTGGAATACGAACTTTTAAAGAATCCTGAGTGGGATGGAGTATTTTGTATATCAACGTCTTACAGAGAGGAAAAGAACCCTATTCCAGGTAGGCATGAGTTAATCTTCCCGATGTTTGAATTTGAAAGTAAGGGAGGTCTTGATGTTTTATTAAAGTTGGAAGAGGAGTTATTGGAACATTTGGGATTTGACGAACCTGTTGAGGTTGGTTATGACGAGGTATGTGAAGAGTATGGTGGGGTTCCAATTTTGGAAGATGAACACGAGACAAGAATGTGGAAAGAGAAGGGTTCTGTGGTGTCATTACAATATTTCCCTAGGAGGACAAATCCGTTTTGGAATATGAAACACAAGGACGGTCAAATCTTTAACAAGGTGGATGTTATATTGTATGGTCAAGAGACTGTTGGTAGTGCAGAGAGAAGTTGTGATGTTGAAAAAATGAGGGAGATGTTTTATAGTATTGAGGATGGTAAATATTGTGCCAAATTATTTGAATTATTTGGTAAAGAGAGGGTTGAAAAGGAGTTGGATGAGTTCCTTTCTTTAAAATTCTTCCCAAGATTTGGGGGTGGAATCGGTATGACTAGAATGGCTAGGGCTTATGAATTGATGTTGGAAGAAAAACACCAATATGAATTTTCAGAGAATTAAATAATTGATAATTAAGAGATTAAAACCACAGAGGGTCATTAATGACCCTCTGTGAAATATAAAAGGGTGTGTTATTTGACAATGACACACCCTTTTTTTATTTTTATTGAAAAATAATATTATGCCAAAATCAAGAGTAAGAGGTGGAGCCAAAGTCCATAGAAAGAAAGTTGCTGCAAGAGCACAACACATGAAAGACCAAACAAGTGCTTTCCAAAAAATTTTGAAACGACAAATTGAAGAGTTCAAACAAAAAAATGCCGAATCAGGTACAACAGAAAACCAATAAAAATGAATGGGATTTATTCAATCCCATTCCTGAACTTAATTTAAAAAATATGTCGAAAAATATTGATGTCGCAACTATGGATAATCCATATATCCAAGTTGTATGGGAGGATTCGCCTGAAAATTTCACACAAGAAAGAATCAAATCTGTCAAACAATACTTCCAAAAGAAGTATGAGACAACCAATGTTAATGTAATATCAAAGATAAGGGTTGATGACCAAGTGCAACAGACCGTTGATGTTTCCGTGAATATAATGGATAAGAATTATCAGAAAGAATTGATAAAGTCCTTATTGGAACAAAAAGGTCACAATCAATACTTGGAACAGATTATGGATATTGACAACAAGGTTGAGAATAGACTACTTTCAAAAGACGTTGAACTATCTCCGTTTAAGAAATGGTATATTAAAAAGATTGAGTTCAGCAATTTTCTTTCTTATGGTGAAGACCAAGTCCTCGATTTTGAAAAATGTAATGGAATTACCGTTGTAGAATCCGACCCACCGAATTTTGGGGGTAAAACGGTCCTTACCGTTGATTTGCTTTTGTTCTTATTCTTTAATACAACAACAAAGACTCAAAAGGCTGAAGAGATATTCAACAGGTTTAGTAATAGTAATGTCGTTAGTGTTAAAGGTGATATTCTTATTGATGGTGAGGAGTATATCATTGCAAGAAAGATTGAACGGAAGAAAGCAAAATCTGGAGAATGGAATGTTAAAACTGACTTGGAGTTCTTTAAGAAACTTCCCAATGGAGAACTACAAAACTTCACAGGAGAGCAAAGAAGAGAGACCGAACAGTTTATTAAAACTTCCATTGGTAGTATGGATGACTTCCTTATGACCATATTAACCACAGCATCAAACTTGGAAGATTTGTTGGAATCTAAACCTACAGCCAGAGGTCAAGTTTTAAGTAGATTTTTGGGGTTAGAATTTCTAAAGAAGAAAGAAGAAACCGCAAAGGAGATTTATTCTGAATACTCAAAATCCATGTTGTCAAATGTCTATAATACGGAAAAGTTAAAACAAGAGATTGAAGACTGTAAAACCGAAATCATTAGACTGGAGACAGAAATTAAGTCCTCTGAAAAGATGATTGATGATGTTGATAAGAGGTTGAATGTTGGTCAGGAATACAAGGACAATCTCCTTAAATCCAAATTTACAGACATAGATTCCGAATTGATTTCTCTGAACCCACAGAAATTGGAATACGATATTAATGAAACCAAATTAATAAGTGGGAATCTTATTGAACAGATAAAAAATATCAAAGTTGTTAAACCAACTGAATTTTATCAAGAAGAGAATCATGATAGAGTTAAGGAAAAGTTGGCAGCAAATTTAATTGATGTGGGGATATTGTATAATAAAATATCCGAGATTGAGAGTTTATCTGAAAAATACAGTGGGGGTATTCAGTGTGAGCATTGTGGTATTAAATTGATTGATGCCACTTTGGTGAAACAAAAAATATCTGAATTGGATGGTTTAAAACTTAAAGCATCTGAATTAAAAAATGAGATTGATGTTGTCGATGCTCAAGAAAAATCATTCACACAGTTAAAGAAGGAGTTTGATGAATATGAGAAGAATAAGTTAATCAAAGAAAAGTATGAGGTCTCTTTGGAATCAAATGAACTTAAATTGTCGAAGTTAGTTGAGAAATTACAGAGATATAATGATGTTCAGGGCAAGATTAAAAAGAACAATGACATCGACGCTCAGTTAATTAAGGCAAATCTCAGAATAGATGAACTAATCTCCGAAAAACGGAATTATGAAATAATCCTGACAACAAATCAGAACGAGATTAAAAATCAAAATTTCAAGATTGATAAGAACAAAGATATTATTATCAAAATTGCTGAAGAGTTCGAGAAAGAAAGAATATTTAAAATTTATTTGGAAATCTTTGGTAAGAACGGAATTTCCAAATCGATAATGAAAACTATGATGCCAATAATTAACTCTGAACTTCAAAGATTGTTGGAGGATTCATGTTACTTTAACTTGGAGATTAGAATTAACGAGAAGAACGAAGTTGAGTTCATTATGATAGATAATTCAACAGGTATTGAAAAGTTAATGACTTCAGGTAGTGGATATGAAAAAACTATTGCAGCAATGGCTTTGAGGTCAGTTTTAAGTAAGATTTGTTCATTACCAAAACCAAATGTGGTTGTATGGGATGAAGTGTTCGGTAAGATTAGTAATGAAAATTTAGATTTGGTTGGAGAATTTTTCGGTAAGATTAAGGACTACTTTGAGAAAATTTTTGTAATTTCGCATAATCCAATGATAAACAATTGGGCAAACAATGTTGTTAAGATAAAGAAGATAGATAATATTTCTAAAGTTTTACAATAAAAAAAAATCACCACATGAAAAAGTTATCAACTAATAGTATTAATTTTGAAATTATTTCAGAAGGGTTAGGACTCAATATTGAAGACTGTAAAGAATTTTTCAATGACGGTAGAATTATGGGGAGGTTGGGGGAGTTTAAGTATAAACAAACTTATCAAGGAGAAAGACAGAATGAAAATGCTAAGTTTGATGTTAAAAATATATATGATGAAAGGATTGAAATAAGATCTATAACAAAAAAGGTATGTTTTGCATCCTCTAAAGAAGTTGGATTTGGAAGAAAGGTAACTGAAGATGGATGGTATGAAAAAATGAATTCTATTGATAAATATGTTTTATTAGACATTAGGAAATTAAATGATGGATTATATGATTTCATAGAAGTGCAAAAAGAAGATTTAGAAAGTCTATCTCTAGGTAAGAATAAATCAATAAGTTCAGACAAATTTTTTAAAATTTATGATTCAATTAAATAATATCTATAATGAAGATTGTTTAGTCACATTATCTAAAATGGATAATGACTTTATTGACCTTACAGTCACATCTCCACCATATGATGATTTAAGAACCTATAATAATCATATTTCAGGTAAAAAGACTGAATTTAATGGATATTCATTTGATTTTGAGAACATTGCAAAAGAGTTATATCGTGTAACTAAAAAAGGTGGGATAGTCGTTTGGGTGGTTGGGGACGGAACTGAAAAGGGAAGTGAAACTGGAACATCGTTTAGACAGGCTTTGTTTTTTAAGGAGATTGGGTTTAATATTCATGATACGATGATTTACATGAAAAATAATTTTTCGAATCCATCATCCAATAGATACCATCAAATTTTTGAATATATGTTTGTTTTTTCTAAAGGTAAACCAAAAGTATTCAACTCAATTAAAGATAGAAAAAATGTATATGGTGGGCAAGTTGGTAGTTGGGGTAAAAATACGTCTAGACAAGTTGATGGTAGTATGGTTGAGAGAAAGAAAAAAATTATTGAGGAGTATGGACAAAGATATAACGTATGGACATACAAGACATCTAAAAATGGTCAAGAAGATGAGATTGCATACCAGCATCCTGCAATATTTCCAATTCAATTAGTGCAAGATCACATAAAAACATGGACAAATGTTAATGATGTGGTTTATGATCCTTTTGTTGGTAGCGGAACAACAGCGAAGGCTTCAATTTTATTAAATAGAAATTTTTTAGGTAGTGAGATTTCTAAAGAATATTATGAATTATCTCTAAAAAGAATAGATTTAATAAATAAATGATTATCTTTGTTTCTTAATTTACTAAAAAGTATATAATGCAAACATTCCTACCTTACCCCGACATTAAAGAATCCCTAAAAGTATTAGACAATAAGAGACTTGGGAAACAGAGAGTTGAAGCCTATCAAATTATAAACGCAATTACAGGTAGGCCGAAATTAGATGGAACACCATATAAAGGATGGTTAAACCATCCTTGTTCTGTTATGTGGAGAGAGAACATACCGGCATTAAAATTGTATTATAATTTATGTATTGATGAGTGGGTTTCTCGTGGTTTTAAAAATACGATGAAAAAAGAGGAGATTTTTGGAACAATAGAATATCCAAAATGGTTTGGTGTAAAAGAGTTTCATGATTCACACAAGTCAAATTTGTTGAAAAAAGATTTTGAATTTTATTCTCAGTATAGTTGGGGAGTTAATCCAAATAATCCTTATATTTGGCTTGACAAAGAAAAGAAGTGGTATAAACAACAGAGTGGAGAAAAAACTCGTAGTTATATAAATTTACACAAACAATTTTGATTTTTTTTTATTATTTTTACGTCCTAAATAAAAAATATGAATAAATACCTTTTAACTATCATTGGAAATATAGATAGTGAAAAATGTCCTGACATTGTGCTGTCATTGGGTGATGTTGTTGATTCAAAACATGTGAAATTTATTCACAACCCAAATGCCTTTATGTTTTGTTTTGCGAGTAGAGTGGAGAGAGATAATTTATTTTGTTATATTACAGACGTTTTATATGGTGTTAGTGATACATTTATTCTTAGTAATATAACTGAAGACCCTACAGTTGCAGTTCCAAAATCTATTGGAGGGTTTATTTTTGACCTTGAGAATGGAGAGCAAGTTGGTTTTGAATATCGTGATTTGTCAAATAATGATTTTGACTATGAGGAAGATGATGACGATGATGATTATGACATTATGGAAAGGTTGAGAGAACATTTCAATAAGGTAGAAAAAAAACCATCGCTGGATTCTTTGTTGGATAAAATTTCCAATAGTGGAATTAATTCGTTGAGTGATTTTGAAAGAAAAGTATTAAATTCATATAGTAAAGATTAAAAAATGAAAGAGAAAGTAGGTATTCCAATTAACCAACAAGAGATTAGTAGTTACTTAAAAGATATTAGAAAACTAAAAGTAATGACACCTGAGAGGGAACGAGAATTGGCCTCTCGTATGCTTTCATCAGATATTACAGAAAAAGAAAAGAAACAAATAATCCAAGAATTGCTTGAAGGTAATCTAAGATTTGTAATCAGTGTGAGTAAGCAATATCAGAATCAAGGTTTGGATATAAATGACTTGATTGCTGAAGGTAATTATGGATTGTTAAAGGCAATTGAGAACTTTGATTGGTCCAAAAATTTAAGGTTTATATCCTACGCAGTTTGGTGGATTAGACAATCCATTCTCCAATCTCTCAATGAGAATTCACGAACAATTAGATTACCTGTTAATGTTGTTCAAGAACTTCATAAGGCTAAAAAAGAATTAGATAAGTCTGGAGTTTCTTTGCCTGATAAGTTTGCAAACTTACCATACACCATCGACCTTGACAGTCCTTTCAATGATGAGGGAGACACTCTGTTAGATTTGATATCCAATCCAAATGCAATAAAACCTGATTCTAATCTATCATCTGAACAAACAGTCAAAGATAAGTTACTATCTATGTTGAATGTTTTGGATGAAAGAGAAAAAATAATCATTGAGGATTATTTTGGGTTATCAGGTAATACAAGAACATTGGAGGATATTGGAAATGATTTTGATTTAACTAAAGAGAGAGTTCGGCAAATAAAAGAAAAGGCGTTGAGGAAACTCAGGAATGAAACGGCAGTATTGTTTGATTATATCTAAATCATTATATTGTTGTATTTATATAAATATAAATTTAAAATAATTAGACATGAAAAAGTTTTTTGAAACCAACTTTACTATTATAGTTCTTGTTATATCACTTTTGAGTTTGTTCAAAAGTTGTGGAGACTCT